ATAATTTTAATAGCCTTTAAACTTATTAATTCTATAATTAATTAATTTTTATATAATAAAAAATTGAATTTAAAATAAAATTTATATATATTATATAAAATACAATGATGAATCCAAAGATTACAATCACCTCTGAAGAAAATAATAATTTATATTTTACACTTAGCAATACACCTACTTGTTTAGCAAATTCTTTAAGACGCATTATACTGTCTGAAATTCCAATAATCGTTTTCAGAGTATTCCCTCATGCTGAGAGTAAAGTAAATATTATCACAAATACATCAAGATTCAATAATGAAATAATGAAGCAAAGAATTGGGTGTATTCCTATTCATATTTCCGATTCTGAATTTCCTATTAATGAATATTCTGTTGAATTAAATATTATGAATACTACTGATAATATTATAACTGTTACTACAAAAGATTTAAAAATTAAAAATAAAGTTACTGACAAATATATATCTGAAACAGAAACCCGTAATATCTTTCCAAGTGATTCTATTACAAATGATTTTATTACTTTATGTCGCTTAAGACCTAAACTATCCGACAATTTAGATGGTGAGCATTTACAGTTTATTGCTGATTTAGATATAGGTACTGCAAAAGAAGATGGTATGTATAATATTGTATCTACATGTGCTTATGGTGCAACTAATGATAAAGTAAAAGCAATTGATGCTTGGAACGATATTAACAAAGAACATCAATCTAATGGTCTTAGTGAAGAAGAAATTCAATTTGAAAAAGATAATTGGTTTCTATTAGAGGCCAAAAGATACACTATTCCAAATAGTTTTGATTTTATAATTGAAAGTATAGGAGTGTTCACAAATTTAGAGATTGTTAAAAGAGGATGTGATATTATGATAAAAAAATGTAAAGATTTCATTGACAACCTAAAAAACAGTAATGATTCTAGTAAATCTACTATTTATAATAACATTAATGACTATATTAAAAATCTAAATCATGATAAATCTATTTTAATTGAGGAAAATGAAAATTCAACTGTTGATAATGAATTTTTAGTTACTCTTGAAAATCAAGATTATACTCTTGGAAATGCTCTTGTTTATTTCTTATATGAAGACTATTTTGTTAAAAAAAATGATGTTTCATTTGTAGGATTTAGAGTTCCTCATCCACATATTCCAAATGGTATTATAAGAATCGCATTTAATTCACCAGAAAGTGCTTCTACTGTTATTTCATATCTAGAAACTTCTACTGAACAAGTGATAGAAGTATATGAAAAAATTCTTAAATTGCTTAATTAATTATATTCTAGATAATATCAATAAAAAATAAAAATTTATAAATTTTTATTTTTTTATAAATTTATAAATTTATAATTTTATATATTTATGCTTCTTGTACCAAGGTTTCTATCTTCTCTTCATCTACATGTTGTTTTCTTTTTGAAAAATTTAAAGAGAACATTTGTTTCGCGGGATGAAGTGAATTAACATAATTAATGACAAATCGTTTTGTCATATACTCGCGTTTTGGTAACATATCTGGTAAATAGTTATCATGATGTAATGTGTACATATGTGTCTTGTAATTATCTGGAAATGTTTTTAATTCAGCCTCTTTTTTAACATAACACTTTAAATAATTTGTAAATAACTGGTTAGTAAAATCATGCATTAAATTTCTATACTCATTAAATACTTGTTTTTGTTCAGGATAGTACTGTAAATATTCTTTCACCTTACCAGCTTGTCTTAAACTTAAATATTGAAATTGTAATTTAGGTTGGTTTCCTCGTAGTCTTCTAACATGTTCATAATTTGGATTTCTAAATTTATACCTATTGCCTTTATTATCTTTAACGATAAATCCCATTGTTTGGTAATTCGTATTCATAGATGATAAATCATCTTTACACTTATTTAAATCATCCATATTTTCAAGCGGAATTTGTCTTGGATATTTTACTTTATTTTTAATATATTCAAATTCATTCATATTTTTATAATCTACAATTTTAATTTCTACCCCATCAATTGAATATATCTCTACCAAATATAATTTCTTCTCTTTAATCGGTTTGACAATTCTATTGTTAGGATGTTGCATAACAAAACTATACATATAATTTTTATTTAATTCTGAAATATCTAATCCCAACTCTGTAGAACAATCCTCAAACATATTTTTAAAAGTGTCTTCATTCTTAAATCCATTTTCCATATAGAAATTAATTTTACCACCGACACTTGTTCTTGTGGCTATTTGCCATTTTTTATCATAAAATACATTAATCATTGTCCCTTCAATAAAACTTTCGGAAATATAATTATTATCTGATTCTGTAAAACTAATTCCAGAAACATTACTTGATTTTGGAGGAGCAAAAACTACAATTGTTCCATCTTCTTTAAAAATTAATGATCGTAATAATCCAATAGTTGATTCTAGATCAGTAGATAACCATTCCTTATCATACTTTAGAATGTAATATACTTCGTCATCATAAATCCACTTTTTTAATTTCAAATTTAGAGATTTTGCAGTCTCTTCTCTCAAGTTATTCTCAGAGATTAATTCTTTGATCTTAGCAATACAATTTAAATTATAACCTGTCATATTATCTTATATATCTAATTCTTTAATATATTTTTTAAATCAATTTTTTTCGTATTTAATAATAATTTCTACTGTTACTATAAAGTAATGGAAAATAATAATTCTGTTTATTTACAATTAGGAGACATTATTCAAATTGATTCACCATCTAATCCAGATTTAAATGAAAATAATTTTTTTATTGATTATATTGATTCAAGAAAAATAAAAATGATTGGTGAATTATCTGGCGACACTGTTACATTAAATATTAATGAAGATGGTAGCTTAACTGATGAAAGTATATCAGCTATTTCTATATTAGATAGACCAGATAATATAGGTTATGCTCGGCAAAATGGTTTATTACCTAATACATTTATTTCTATATATTTTGGAGGCGATCTTCCTTATACAGTTACAGGAGAAATTACTGATTTAGAGGAAGATATGATTGAAATAAAGATTTCTGATTCTGAAGACATTATATATATTGATTTTCAGGGTAAAGGTATTCCGGAAGATATTCCTATTGATAAAATTGTTATTAGACCACCTCCTACAATAGTAGATCCTGATACATCTCAACAAGAAATTGTTCAAGAAGAAATTACAGAGAACATAAACAATGATGATAATTTAGAAACTAGTGAAACCGTTGTTCAAATTAACACCCAAGATATTAAAGCTAAAATCAAAGATATTCTCCTGGATGCTGACCAAATAGAATTTGGACCAAGTATTGGTGATATTACACAGATTGAAGAAGTTCCTGAAGAGAGAAAAAGATATAGTATTGATACTCAAGCAAATGATTTATTAGACGAATTATTATCTTCAGTACCATCAAATGAGAGAACAAGAAAGGTTATTAATAGCATTCATATGGAAATTAATAGATTTAAACAATTAAGAGAGAAATTCTCTCTATTTGATAATAATGGTAATGCAATATTTCCATTAAAAAAACTTGCTACATATAAACCATTAATTAAAAAATTACAACAATTAAATCAAAATTTACACTGGCTTATTCCTATTGCGCAAAATATTAAAAAATTATATATTAATGAGGAGAATTACATTAGACAGGACGAAATAGATAGTATTGAATTAACTATGGCTGATGCGTTAAGTGAACAATACAATCTTAAAGAATCATACAAAAATAATACTGATAACTACACTAATTATTTCAGAAAATTAAACCCTTTATTAACACCTTTTGAATCTACCGAATATAATGATACTATTACTATGCAACAAGTTAATTCTAATATTGATGCCGTTATTGATAATCTAGGAGATTTTTCTTCTTCTGTATTCAGCTTGGGTGATATTAAAACTAAGAAATATTTATTCTCAAAATATAATTTAGGTATTAAAAAATTACAAACTACTTATGTAACATCTACTGTTTTAAAAACCAAACCTGTACCATTAACCAATAATGATGTAATTTCTATTAAAGCTTATATGAGTCTTCCTATGCCTGTAGTCTCTTTTTCTAATGTTAATCTTCCATCTACTACTATTTTTGACAAGTCCAATTTAAATCTTAATTATATTAGTTATTGGAAAATTTTTAGAGAGAATCTTAAATTAAAAACCAATTATATAAATGATATTAATACACCAATAAATTTTGATGACAATAAATATCTCAAAAATACTACTCAATACTTATTAAGCGAAAATAATAATGACCCAGAAAAATATGAAAAATATTTAAATTGTATTATTCCAAAAACTCGGATTTTATTTAATTTAATCAAAAAATATATTGATGGAAAACTATCTATGGTATCAGTTGTTAATTATTTACAACCTTTTTTAATTTATATAGATGATTTAACTTTTAAACAATATGAAGAAATCAATACTTTTATTGAAACAAAAATATTAGATTATACAAAATCTTATTTAAAAAGTAAAGAGGATTTCTCTATTTTATCTAGTCCAGATAGAAAATTTTCATTTAAATATGAATCTATGCTTTATAAAATTTTAAAGGGAAGAAAAGATCTTGCAGGATTAATATTTGATCAATATACATTTGGTGTAAATTATAAATACAAAGGTGATGTTAGTAAAGTAAATATATTATCTAATTCAGAAATTTTAACAAAAATGATGAGAGAAGATTATTCTAATTTATATTGCAGTGGTTTATCACTTTTAAATACAGACTTATTCTCTCCGTTTGATTTTGATGAACTATTTAATCAAAAAGAAGACGAATTTAATAAAAATTTGCAAAAGGAGTCTTTACAAAATGAATGTAAAAATTATGTTTTAACCAAAAGATATATAGATATTACTGATCTTATTGAAGATAATGGAGATGTAATTTATTTTGATAAAAAATATGACCCAACTGTTTATGATATAATAGAAGAATATCAAATGGAACAAGAATCTATGGATCAAAAAACATTTTTTAATTTTTTAACAGATAAACTTATTTCTACTGTTGGATTAAATAAACAGGATGCAAAATATGAAGCAAAATCTATGATTGAAGGAAAAAGAGAAGTAATAAATGATCAATATGCTGTTTTAGAAATGGATAAAATAGATTCTGTTACATATTATTATTACAAACGAGAAAATAATGAGTGGATTAGAGACGAGTCTATTTCTGAAAATACATTTTTCGGATCAAGTGATTTATTTTGCAATATACAAAAAAAATGTATTAATATTGATAATACATGCGCAGATGATACTTATGCAAGTGAATTAGTTAGAAAAGATTTATTAAAACAAATGGGTGAAGAATTTGATAGCACTTATGATATTGATCTTAAAAAATATAAGAACAAATTAACTAAAAAATTTAAATCATCATTTCTTAGACTGCCAAAAATTAGAAAAATTAATAATCTGTTACTTTTTAAATATGAAATTAAAAATCTTGCAATGGGACAATTAATAGACGACGATATAGAAATAGTTGAATCACCTTATCTTAAACCGAGAGATGCTGTAATAGGTCAATCAGACATTATTAAGCGTAATACAGATATTGTAAAATTTGTTAATGAAGTTACCAGACCTGCTATTGAATCTAATGATGAAAATAAATACTGGTTATATTGTATTGATTCTAATACTAAATTATTACCAACATTTATGTTTACATTAGCATCTGTTTTTGTGTTAAATGGTAATTATCATGAAACATTAAATATTATTAAAAAAGAACAAGGGGTAAATATTGATAATATTACTTGGTGTAAATATACTGGTTATGCTATTGAAAAGATTGCTTTAGATAATGAAGAAGATTTTGAACAATCTGGATACCAAATGGTCTCTAGAGCGATAATGGAAAGTGATGCTGGTTCAGCATTATTACAATCAGCTAATATAGATTTATCAAAACAACAGTATAGTGATCCTAAATCAAAATTAATTAATAATGTAATAACAGTTATGTCACAAAAAATGGGTATTAATATTAATACACAAAGAGATTCAATTATTGATCATGTATTACTTGCATTAGATCAAACTGTTGATTTACCAGATATATTTGAGAAAAAAATGGCAACAAAAAAGAAAAAACAAACATATGAGGATGTTTTTAATACTTCTTTATTAACATTTACCCTATCCTACCTATCTCTCTTTATTTCAGTATCTATACCTTCAATACAATCTAAAAAATCTTTTCCAAATTGTAAAAAATCTTTTCACGGATATCCTATAACTGGAGAAGAAGATGTTACAAATATTGATTATATATCTTGTATTGCAGTATCCATAGATAATAAATCTTATCCATGGAAAGCTATACCTAAAAATAAAGATAAAATAAAAATTTCAATTAGAAAGACATTAGATGCATTTGTTTTAAAACAGACAGAAATACAAGCATTAATAGAACAGAAAAAAATATATTTACAACAAACTGATGATAATTTTATTCCTGTTGAATTAGATATTAAAAGATGGTCTAATTTTTTACCCCCTTTAAGTAATATTGTTCAAAAAACACCATCTAATTTATCAAATGATTTCAGGACACAATTAAAAGATAATTTTAAACTAGGTTCAAAAAAACAGCTTCCACAATTATATACAATACAAATAAAAATTGTGAATTATTCTATGGAAATTATTAAATCAATAAATAATATTGTAGATAAAGAAGAGTTTCTACTTTCTAATAATTCTAATACACCCTTTCTTCAAAATGCTTGTTGCAATACAGGAGATTATATTACAATTGATTATTTTGCAAATAAAGATAAGAATATTTTTATCTATAATGATATTGTAAATTATTTGCAAAATATTTCGTTTGATGCTAAAAATATGTCAGAAGCTGCTATATTGTATGATCCTGCAAATTCTAGAATACAATTTCCTTCACTTTCAAACGAATTTTCAGAAGATACAATATATTTGGCATTTATTGAATACTGCAATTTTAATAGTTTAATTCCCATCAATCAAAAACTGTTACCTTTTTGCATTAATAAACCAACCGGTTTTAATAAAAATTTTTCTATTTCTGAAAAAATAGATCTTTTAAAGAAAGAAGATAGAGCTATAAATAAAGAATCTTTTACTCTTTTAATAAATGAAGTCAATAAAATGAATACAATTAATTTAGATTTAATTCATAGAGATGTTTCATGTATTCAACAAATGAGAGATATTTTGAACTATATGTATGAAAGTAATAATATATTAGGAAATGATTTTTTAGAATTGTTTAAAAGTGTTCTTGATTCATATAATATTTCAGCTAATAATGAAAGTGATACACGGCAATTAAAAAATTTAATTGCAAATAAAAATAAAGAACTTATGAGTAATATTAAAAACTTTTTCAATAAATTTTCTGACCAAAATATTCGTGAACAAAAAAAAATACTAGAGTGTATAGATGGTATTATGGATTTTAATGAAATTGGGAATGACTTCTATACAACTAAAGAAGATGATACATTATTTAAAGCAATTTTATTCGTTAAAAATGCAATTGATTCTTTTATAAATGTATATCCTAATATAATTATAAATAAGGTAAATTATCAAGACATTCAGATTCCCAATCATTGGAAATTGTCTGATAACCATAAAACTGATGTTATTACTTTTATAGAAAAAATTTATAAACCATTAAATAAATATTATAGTATGAATGAATTATTTCCATTTTTTACAAAATTTCAATCTAATATGAAAGATATAAATATATTAATACAACTAACCAATTTATTTGCTTCAGTGATAAATATTAATAATGAAGAAGTAAAGTCTATATTAGATTATTCATTAATAAAACCCATTTTTAAATTTTATTTTTTGTTTATGATTAATAATTTAATAACTACAACATCTGAGTTGACATTAATTGCCAATGAACCATTAAATAAGAAGGATGAAGTAGATATAATATCAACTAATTTGGAAGTTGATGAAGAGCTAACAGGAGAAATTACAGAGATTGATATTGTACTCGGTGAGCAAAAAAAGATTCAAGAAAAAATAGCTGGTGTAATTTACTCTATGACTAAAATAATATGCAATGAGAAAAATGAAATTAATGTTAACAGTGCAATGATAAAAGAGAGAGTGAATAGAAAAAAAGATAAAGAAAGACATAAAATTACTACTCAATTGAGAGATATGGATAAAGAAACTAGACAAATAGAAGATTTATTTAAAAATCATAGATTAGAGAGATGGGGTAAGGGACAACAAAAAGGGTTAACACGATATGTTAAAAAAACATATGATGAGGAAAGAGAAGATAGAGAAAAAGAAAAAAGATTTGAAAGAATGATGGAAGAAAGACAATTATTAGGCGAAGCCATGACAGCAGACTCAGAAATATTGAGAATGGAAGAAGATGAACGTATGAATAGTGAAAATATTATTAATGAAGAGATTAATTCATTAAACGATCTGCCAAATGATGATGAATATGAAAATGATGATATAGATGATGGTTATGCTCTTCAATACGATGATTATGAAGAATAACATAAAAAAAGGTACTAGTTACATTTTATCCCCGAAAAACGATTACTAAAAAACACGATTTTGGATTCAGGAATTAAGGTACATAAATATATACAATCCCCTTCATGTCTAGCAAGAAATTTCACATATTATTTATGAATATATATACTACATGATGTAAGTAATCTACTACATCATGTAATGAGACATTTTTTAAAAAAAAACCTAAATGTATTAGAGATATGTAGCATATTTCATTATTTCATATTTTTTCAAAAGTAAAATGGAAAAAAAAAAAATTACACAACAATATTTGTGTGTTTTTTTTTTTTTTGGAAAAAGGATTGAAAAAAAAGTGAAAAAAGTGATTTAGAGCATAATGCTCTAATTTTTATTTTAAGATATTTAAAAACCTTAGCATAAAAAAATATATTAATCATACAAAAGTATTTAGAAAAAAATACAAATATAATATATAGAGTTACAAATGGATACAAACGGATTACAAAAACATGGATATAAATTCTATTGCGAAAATTGCCTACATGGATCAAATAATAAAAAAGATTTTGTCAGACACTTATCTACTACAAAACACCTTAAGAGTTACAAAAAGAGTGCATTGGATGCATCAAAAATCCCCTTATCAATTAAGCGAATAAACAATCGTATACGAAATCCACTTAGACCAAAAGTCAGTAAGGGGATAAATGGGATAAATCCCCAAAAATCCCCGCAGCAGTTTCAATGTAATTGTGGGAAACAATATGTATATAGACAGGGCTTATATAAGCATCAAAAGATATGTTTAGAGTATTTAGGGGATAAAAATTTAGACTTAGACGAATGTAGTAATTTAATTGTAACAACTACGCTACCAAATGACTCGGATCTAGGTAATTTAAAAGACTTGGTTGTCTTATTATTAAAAGAAAATAAAGAAATTCAAAAAAATTTTGTTGATTTAATACCACATATTCAAGGTAATAATACTAACAGTCATAATACAATTACTAATAACACTACAAATAATAATCAGTTTAATATTAATATGTTTTTAAACGAACATTGTAAACATGCAATGAATTTAACAGAATTTATTGATTCCCTCCCCATAACAAATGAAACATATGATAATACAATTGAAAATGGATTAACAAAAACAATAACTAATATGGTAGTAGATGGATTAAATAATATGGATATTTTAGAACGTCCGATACATTGTACAGACCCAACTAGAAAAACTATGTATGTTAAAGATAATGATGTTTGGGAGAGAGATAATGAATTAAATAAAATTGTATATGGAATAAAAACTATAGCATTAAAACAACGTAAAATGATAAATAAATGGCAACAAGCAAATGAAGGATGGGATACAGATGAAAATTTACAAACAAAATTAACAAATTTGGTTTGTAATTCAATGACTGATATAGAAAATGATCAAAAAGAAACAAATAAAATAATTAAAGCTATAGGAAAAAATACATATTTAACTAATCAAATTAAAGATGTATACAAAAATAATTAATCTATTCTAATGATCCTGAACACATAGAATATAATAATCTATTTGTGAAATAAGCTAAGAATGTAGGTAATGAAATTAAGAAAATAGTCATTAATCCTTCCTTTTTCTTTTCAAAGAAAAGACCATATAATAGAGTAAATAAAATGTACATTAAGATTATAAAATTAAGTACTGATAACCAGAAAAAATAATCACAGTATATTTTTCCTAAAGGCGCAAAAGGGCTTTTAAAGAACGTATCTAATTGATTCATTATAAATTAGGTAAATAAAATAAATTAAATTTATAAAAATTATTCATTATATAATATATAATGAATAACGCAGTTATAAGAAAAAATATAAATACCTTTGCTATTTTAATATTTTTAATTAGTTTTTTCCTATTAAATTATTTTCAACCTCCATTTTTATATAATACTGACGGCTCACTAAGAACATTTGGTTTAGGACAGAAAAGAAAAACTATAATTCCAATATGGTTATTAAGTATAATTTTAGGAATATTATCATATTTATTGATTTTATACTATCTTACTATTCCTAGATTTAGCTAAGTTATTCATAACTTTTATAAATAGTTTGATCTTTATTTTCTTGTGATTGTTTTATTTTTTCTTCATTTGCAACATATTCATCATGGCGCTGTTGCATTTCTTCAGCTGACTGTGTACAACCACTATTTAGTATTCCATTATAACTTATAGATGTAACTAGTACACCTGTTAATGCAAACCAAATAAACTCTGATATAGTAGTTTTTAATTTAACATAACCTTCTAACTCAATAAATTCTTTTTCACCTACATTATCTTTTAATAGACCACCTTTTTTCATACTTTCCCACCATATTGATAAATTTGGCATTGTCATAGAATTAATTAATAAAGATTTATCATCATATACATTGTTTATTGCCGTTAGTAATTCAGATTTATTAGGTCCTAAATCTAAAGTTTTTCTATCTTTTAAAATACTCTTTAAAAATTTATTAACTCCGGTGACATAAGCGAAAAAATACCCTATTGTATTAGAAAACGGATTTAACCAATTTGGAAAAAACATTAATAATAAATTTATTAATCCAAATATAAATACCCATGGTATTACTGTTTGTCTTAATGCAATACTATATTGAGTAGAACCACAAATTTCATTAGACAATCCTAAGTTTATTAAAAATTGTACTATGATTAAAATAAGGAAATAAATTATTGTCCATATTTTTATCATCTCTGACGATTTAGTAAAATATTTGAATATAGAGTAACCTAAAGTTATTATTAAAAAAAATATAATTGAAGCTGTTGGATCTGCAGAAGCCATTATATTAATTATGTATAATATATTTTCAAATAATAATTATATATTTTAATGGATACATTTAAATATATAAAACCTCGTTTAATTGAACCAGGAATGAAATATTTCATTAATTCTTCTTTAGAACAATGTCATATTATTAAAACTAAATACAATAATTTTCTTTATAATTTAGGGCTATTAGTTTTCTTTATATTATTGGTAGGACTAATTTTATATTACAAATATTCGGTAAAAAATAATAAAAAATTTCAGGAAGAAAAAAAACAAGAAGAACAAGAATACATATTAAATAAATTAAGATTTATGCAGGATTATGAAAAATCTCAAATGGATTCTATGATGAGTGATTTATCTAATTGGCAGAACAATCCCGAAGTTCAATTCTTTAATAGAAAAATATACACATAATTTATATGGATAATTTAGATAGTCAATCAACTAATAATTCTCCTGAATTTATTCTAAATAGTAAATCATCTGATGATGGTAATAAAAAATTATCAGTACCTAATAAATCAATTGAATATCTGGAAAAATTAAATGAATATCTGGAAAAATTAAATGAATATTATAATTTAAAAAAAACATATGAAACAAATATCAAGGATAAAAAAAATACAATTTTAAAAGATAAATCTTTGTCAATTATACAAAAAAAAGAAAAAATTAATAAAATAAAAAAAACATGTATTATTTGTAAAAGTCCTGGGGGAAGTGTTTTTAAAAACGAAGGAACATTATTATTAGCATATTGTGGTAATTCTTCTCCATGTAATTTTAAAATTAAAATAAATAGAGGAACTTTTGTATCTTTAAGTGAAACTATTGATGTTTTTAATGATGGAGTTGAAGACAGTAAAGAAAATATTATTAAAAGTAAATTAAATCTTCTATTTAACTTAGAAAGGGAAGATGATGTTTTAAAATATTTTAATGATGTAAAAAATGAATTAACCGAAGATTTAGAAAGTCTTGTAGAATTTAAACAAGAATATTTAAGTAAAACAGAAAATCTAGAAAATTATCCAATAATTATTGCTAAAACTAAAATATTAGAGGATAAAATATTATTAATTAAGGAAGCCATGGTTAATTTTAATGAAACAAATGAAAAACAATATGTTAAGGATATTGTTAATACTTATATAGATGATATTCTACCATTAAATAAAGAGTTACAAGATTTAAAATATAAATATTATAGTATTGAATCTTTTCAAGAGGGTGACGAAACTGTATTTAAACTTATAAAAAAAAAATATACTATAGAAAATTTATTATCAGTTTTTTCAAATCCTGAAATAATAGAGTTTGATGTAACTAATTCCACAAATACTCCTTCTGTTCCAAATGATAATGATGATGACTTATGGAGTGATGATGATGATGAAAATATAGTTAATGATGTATCTTTAGATCTTAGTAAATTAAACAAAACACAAGAAAATACAAAACTTATTGAAGATAAAATTATAGTTACTTCTGATGGAGATGTTATGTTTGGTGATAAATTACTTACCAATAACAAAAATTACGAAAAAAATAAATCTTTACAAGATTCATTACCAGAAATATCTGCAGTAGAAGTTAGTAATAAAAAATATATTTTTCAAATGTTATATATTTCTCCATCTAATCCTGTATTATTTGCAATTGATCCAAATAATGGTGATATGTATGTAGTAGATGTCTCTAGAAAAAAAGCTTCTATAAATAAAAATTACAGTGAAGATGATAGTGAAGATGAAATTCCTAATCCTCCTTCTCCTGATATACCTCCACCTAAATTACAACTTAAGAAACCAACAGAGGATACAGAATAATACATTATCATTTTTTTAAAATAAAAATTAATATAATAAATTTATATAAATGAAATCGTCTTATATAAATTTACCAGTTTTTTTAATAACATTTATGATAGGGATTGTGTTAGTTTATTTTACCGCTCCAGATTCTAAAATAGTAACTGTTTTCCCAACAAGTGACAATCAGAGTATGTTTCAATTTAGAGATAAAGCGAATAATTGCTTTAAATTAAACCAAGATATAACAAAATGCACCAAAGATTCTGAAGTAATTCCAATTCAAATCTAAATAGTATATATATATATGGAATTAAAACGATTTTTAACTACAGACACAGGAAAAGTTATTATATCTCTCTTGTTAGGTTTAGGATTAGCAACACTATTTAGAAAAAATTGTAATGATGAAGAATGTATTTCTTTCCAAGCACCATCTTTAGAGGATATAGAGAATAAAACATATAAATATGGAAATAGTTGTTTTAAATATAATATGCATTCTATACCATGTGATAAAGATAAAACAATGGTAAATTTTGCGTAAATATTTCATACTATCAATATAAGTAATATATTAGATATGGCCGATACCACTAATTTATCAGATTTACCTTCTGATCCTACAGGGCGAGGAGGAGGAAATATAGTTTTGGATACTTCTGAAAAACCTGCACAATATACTCCTAATGTTGAGTCAACTCAAACTGATTTAAATCAAATTGATCAGCAAAAAATGATGAATGAAATTGTAACAGGAATTCAACAAGCTAATGCAAATGGTGGTACATCTCTTCCTTCAAGAGATATTCCACAATCAACTATTCATTTTGCAGATGAAGCAACTCAACCAAATTTTGTTCCTAGTCTACGAGAACAAAAAGATTATATTCAAAATAATGATAGTGAACATGAAATATTAGCTAGGCGAATAAAAAGCCAAAATACAAAAGATTCGTTAGAAATCTTATATGATGAGTTTCAAATACCTATAATTATTGGCTTATTATTTTTTATTTTTCAGTTACCGGTAGTTAGATCTAAATTTTTATCTATTTTACCTTCTCTACACAAATTAGATGGAAATCCTAATCTAACTGGTTATATCTTAACAAGTATATTCTTTGGCATATGTTATTATGTCATTTCAAAATCCTTAACACATATGCAAACAATTTAAACAAATATTTATAGTGTATTGTAATATAATATATAATGTTAGATAAACATGATTATGAAATGATAACTGATCTAATGAATGCAATAAAAATAGCAGAATGTGAATCATGGGTAAAGAATTTTGATGATGACAAAAATGGATTTATGTTTTCTTCACATCCAAATGTGAACAACATTTATAAGCACATGAAATATTATGGCCATTCTGGTAGTTCATTTGCATCAACAATGAGAAATTGTCAATATTATATTAATAACCATGAAGAATGGATTATGGAATTAGATAATTATAATGTTCCATCTCCACCTTAATTTAACAGATTAAGAATTTAATAATTTATTCTTATATGACGATGAATTGGATAAAAAAAATTGAAGTTTAATTTTAAATAATTAATTACTTAAAATTAAAATGGTAACAAAATTAAATTTAGATCCCTCTAGTATAGTTAGATTGCAAAATACTCTTTGTGAAGAATTTATTTATAAAAAGCCTACAAGAAGTAAAGAAAAGATCAAAATATCTGATATAGATGATGTAATTAATTTAAGAACTTATCCTTGTAAAATTGCAAAATCATTTAATAAAAATCATGAAGAAATATTCTGTTCTATAAATTTTATATTGAAAGGTGAAACATGCTATTTAAATATTCCATTATCAACTTATCATAGAATACTAGGATAAATCTATTTAACCTTTTCATATAAACTTTGAATTGATAAAATTATTGAACTAAACATTAAAAATTGAAAATATGTATCTGGTAAAATAAAATATGTTGAAAAAGCCATATTTTCCATAAATGTAGCCATTTTACCACTAATTGTTGATTTTGTATTTTTTGGTGTAATATATCCTATATAATTATAACTTCGTACACCGATTGAAACTACATGAACCATTATTTTAATATTTAATAAATAATTATTAATTAAAAATATTCCAATAATAAAAACAAATATTTTATCACATAATGCATCCATAAATGCTCCAAATTCTGAATTATGTGCAATTTTTTTTTTACAATAAGTTCTAGCTAATGATCCATCAGCTCTATCTAACAAATCATGAACAATAAAACATATACATCTAAAGAAATTATTATTTATCAATAATATTGGAATAAACATACTTAATGATAAAAATGTTACTTGATTAGGTGAAATAACTAATAAACTATCATGTTCATCAAATATATTCATTAATATATTATCTAGTGGATTATGAATTTTTTTTTCATATAATGTTAAAGGCCAAATATCTGGAAAATTCTCCTTTTTTATTAGAGTAGTACTTATATCTTCTGTTCTAGATAAATATTTAACTGTACATGTTAAATAATCAAATTCTCCTTTCCAATCATCACCAATAACAAACAAGTCAATATTATATGTATTAACATATTCTTGTTTTTCATCTAATGAATCTTCAATAAACACTTCATCTACATATTTACACGCCTCTACTATTTTAAGTCTTTCTTCTTGATTAATAATTGATTTCTTATTTTTTTCTTTATTACATCTATCCGATGATACTCCAACTACCAAATAATTTCCTAATTCTTTCGCTTTCCTTAACATATTTACGTGTCCTATATGAAATAAATCAAATGTTCCACAAGTCATAATTTTTTTAACTGTCATAATAATTATAATTGATGTAAATATGTTTAAATCGTTTATAATTATATTTTTTCTAAATAATTTATATTTTTTCTAAATAATTTATATTTTTTCTAAATAATTTATATTTGATATTTTTTTTATTTCACCCACTAATGAATCATTATTATAATCATGTATATAATAAATATTACTTATACCTGATGCACATAATATTTTCATACAATTAATACAAGGATAATGTGTAATATATGCATCGCAATTATTACTACTAACCCCTCTTTTAGAACAATCTGCGATTGCATTTTGTTCTGCATGAATTGTTGCTTGTTCGTGAGTGTCTTTAATTATTGATGTATGAGGAGCTCCAGAGAGAAATCCATTATATCCTTGGGAAATTATTCTATTATCTTTTACTAATATGCATCCTACTTTTAGTCTCTCACAAGGGGATCTTGTAGCTGTATGTAGTACTAATGTTTTAAAGTACTCATTCCATGACGGTCTATTCATATAATATGTGTAAATAAATAAGAAATGTATTCTTTACTAATAATAATGAGTTTAAATACATATGTAAATAGTCTTATTGAAAATGTAAATTCTAATAATATTCCAAAAAATATAGATTTAGTATTAGATAGTGGAGCATTTAATGGAATTTATATGCTAGGAGGACTCATTTATTTAAGACAAATGAGAAATAAAAATAAAATTAACATTAATCGTATATCTGGTAGTAGTATAGGATCTATATTAGGATTATTATTTATAGTTGACAAATTAGATTTATCTATAGAAATATGTAACAAAGCGTTTAAAATTTTAAGAAAAAATCAAGATTTAAAAAAATTCAAATTTTTATTAGAAGATATTTTAGATAAACATATTACAGAATCTGATTTGAATAAAATTAATAATAAATTGTACATAACATATTTTGATCTTACAAAAGGAAAACAAATATTAAAAAAAAAATATAAAAATTTACAAGAATTAAAATATAGTCTATTAAAATCTATGCATGTTCCATATTTATTTGATAGAAATATAACAGATACTGAAGGCTGTGTAGATGGATCTTTTCCACATATATTTAAAATTAAATCAAAGAATTCTAGAAAAATACTATTTATAAATCTTCAATCTATTGATAAAATTATTAATATGATTTATATTAAAAATGAAAAAAATCTATATCCAAGATTATTCAATGGTTTATTAGAAATGCATAATTTTTTTTCCGATGGAAAAAATACTAATATGTATAGTTATGTTAATGACTGGTCTATTAGAGATATTTTTTTATTTAGATTAAGAGAGATTATATATACATTAATTATTTATATTTTTTCGTTAGGATTACATATTGATTATTTTATCCCTAATAAATGGAAACAAGAAAAAATAGTTCATAAATATATTAACATTTTTAAAAATTTATGGAGAGATATAATTATTTATTTAACTATATAATATATACACCTTTGATAATGAAGTTCAACAACAAAAAATAAATTTAAGTAAATACAAAAAAAAATCTCTATTTAAACTTTTAAGAACATATTATTTACATTAAATATATAATTTCTATTCTAATTCAATCTATCTTATATAACTCATATCTTCTAATACATCCTCACATACATCTGGTAATCTATTTTTTCCTTCCATAAATATCAGAGATTTTATTGTCTCTTTTGTTTTCTTCAGCTCGTGTCCCAAATTATGAGCGTCTTTCATATCCTGTCTATCACCATAGTCATAGTAATCGTTCCATAATCCATGTATCTCTTCTTCTACTAACTCTACATCTCTTTGTAACTCGCGGATCTCTTTACTTTCCCAAGAGTCGTCAAAGTCAATGTCAATGTCAATCTGTAACCATTTTTCAACCTCACTCACTGTTGGTAAGTTAATAAAATCACTATCCATTGAAATGGTTTCTTCGGGAAAGTAACCCTTTTTATTGACCCAGAATTGTCTAAAACTACATCTAGATATATGACGACAAGGGCATTCACAAGGCCTTTCACAAACATCCTTATGATAGTCATGAGAACTAAAACATCCGTTCATCATATCTGTGTTTGTAGGATGATTTTTTTCATGTCTATCACAACATTGACAATCAGACATAACTTGATTCACATATAACAACTCATCTTGAGTCATTGTTTCAATTACATCTTCATGTATAAATGGATGTATAAGTGGTATAATTTTTTCTGCAAATCCATATCTCAACTCTTTTATATAACATAGTGTAGGTGCAAACTTTTCTCTATGGTCTTTGCCTGACCAAATGTCTATTATATGATTTCCAAGATCATCCGGTAAAAACTCCCAGATTTTTGAAAAGCAAATAGACTCCATGACTTATAGCTCAATGGTACTGAATTACTAAAACACATCCCTATCAATTTGATTCAATTTTTTTTTTGAAGCTGTTTTTTTCAAAAAAGGTAACCCCCCCTAACCTAATAACCCCCAACCCCCCTAACCCCTATGTCCGTTTATGCACCCATTTATGATCACCCCCCTACAAAGTCCAGGACCCACACACGGACTTTGGGAGGGTTTTTTAGACAGTGGGGGTGGGTGGTGAGATTGAGAAACGGAAGAGTCTTACTACTACATACTTTTTTCGGTCGTTTTTGTTTAGGTACCGGTGTTTTATGGAAGACAGTTTTGGGGGATGAAATGGGGTTAAAAAAGGGTTGATATTATAGATGATCCAAAAAAAAGATTTATTTAAAAATTTAACAAAAATCGGTATAAATTTAAGGAGAGTATACACTTAATAATGACGATAAAAGTCTTCAGGACTACTAATCCTTGCCTCTTCTTCTCTCTCTATTCTTTCTTCTTCTAGTTCTTTTTGATATTCTATCATATTCTGTTGATCCATTTGTATTTGAATATTATTATCTAATCTATCATTCTCATAAGGTAACATATTCCATTGAAACATTTCATCAATTTCATCTACTACATTACACATACATATATGTCTATCTTCTACATTGTTCATATAATTACCACATGTTAAACATATATTAATCTCATTTATAAACCAATTATTTTGCCCCTCATAATGAATGAGATTATAACTTCTTAGTTGTTTATAATAACTGTTGTTTTTATGATGAGTGAATTGTAGTAAATGAATACAATGAATAGTGCATCTTAGTAAATTTCGTTGATATGCTTCTACAAAGTCATATGGATAAAGAAAGTCTTTAATAATATTTATAGCGTCATTACACAAAGGAATTTTATTAATATAAAGTTGACTATAAAGTAAATCATCTGAACGAAAATCATTCAACACTTCTTTCCTTTCACATTTAGTTAGTACTGTTGATTCATACATTATATCAGTTTAATTCTGAATGTAGTTAAAATTAATTAATACACATTTAAAAAAAACAACTTCAATTTTTTTAAATGTTCAATTTTTTTAGAATTTTCAATTTTTTAGAATTTTCAATTTTTTAGAATGGAGAGGAATGATATGGTTGAGATGCTTTATAAGGTAAAAGACCGTTAAATAAATAACAATAACATTTTCCTTCATCTCTATGCCATGCTCCAAAAAATCCTTGGGCACATGAACAAAATCCGGTTTCTAAACTTGATTCTATCGGTGTAGATATACAAAAACCTTGGGGGTATCCGTCGGCTATACATGTATTATATGAATCAAAACCCTCTATTAATTGAGGTCTAGCAGAATTATATAATATTATTATGATGAGTAAAATAAATATAGGAATAAATTTGTAATTCATATATTTATAATTAGAATAAAAAATTATATTTTTTTTTTGGTTTTAATCTTTTTAATCTTTTTAATTTTAGATTTTTTATCTTTCTTATTATTTTTATTTTTATTTTTTGTATTTTTATTATGTTTTTTATTTTTGCGTGTTTTTGTCTTTTTACCACCTCTCCAAATGTTTTCAACTTTTATTGTACCATCAATTTGTAGACCTGTGACACTCATTACTATTGTCATAACATAATTTTGTATTGTGCTAGTTTGAAAACCTGCTCCTGCTCCTGCTCCTGCTCCTGCTCCTGTTACACCAAAAAATGACAACGCACTTGGTCTATCTTTATACCAATTAATAAGACCTTTGAGTGCGCCTTCATTATTCATTATGCTTGGCAATATAGCCTTATATGCTGTGGTATTAAATTGGGGTACATTTTCTCCTTCATACAGGATATTCATTATTCCCAAAGTTAACAATAATACAGCAGTTGATGATATATTAGGTTGTAATAAAGTTTGATATTGAACAGGAAGGAAACTCTTATCTTGACCTCCCCCGACAACATCCATTACTATACTATTATATTGGGTTAAATCAACAGTATTACTATTATCTGGTATTTGTATTGATAACATCATTATTAAATCACGAACATATGATAAATTTAATATCTTTAAAAAATCAGACATAGTTAATTTTTGATTTATACCTCCGTCTCTTTCATCCATAAGCATACCTGCTGTATATTCCATAGATAGTTCTTGTATTTGTATATAAAGTCCATTATTTTCGGGATCTTCTCCCACATTAAAAAGTAAATTAGTAAAGAAATCATTAATATCACTATACTTTGCAAGATAGTATAATATTATCATATATAACATATTTGTTGGTGGTATGTTTTGCCAGTTTGGCATTATATCACTTGTAATGTATGCAGTTAGATAATCAAAAAGAGGTTGTTGATTTAAATTAGGATCAGTACTATTAATAGCTTGAAAAACGGATCCACTTCCATCTTCAGGTATTGTTAATAATTGTGCAAGTGACTTAAGAAGGACAGTAGGATTACCTTGAGCATCGGGTCCCCTTATTACATTATTAAATGTGTCTAATAAAAATTTATTACATTTACTGAAAATTTTTAATACATATGACTGAATTTTATTATAACAATATCGTCTATTTGCTATAACTGTGTTGGATGCCATTGTTCGTGTGTTAACTCGTCTATTTGCTCTAGATGTGTTGGATGCTTGTATCTTAGCTTGTTTATCCTCCGCCACCCCATTCTCCAACTTCCTCTTCTCACTCCCTCCTTTTTGAAAATTTAAATTATATTTTTTCTTTTTTCCACCTACTAATTCTTTAGAATTTTTTATTTGTGTTATACTACTTTCTAATTGAGGTACTATATTCCCTAGAATAACTTGAATTGATGCGTCAGTAGTAACCTGATCTTGAGGGTTTAAATAAACATAACCACTAGGGAAAAAATTTGCCCCAATATTTGCTAATGTAGTTGGAAATAATCCGGTTCCGTCACTTGTTGCTGGGGGCGTTTCTCCAAGAGATTCTACTAAGTATACTTGAAATGATGAAGGAAACTCGCTTATTAACTCATTATATTTTTTTGTACTTTGCTTAACTTGACTCGCATCTTTAGCTCTGCTATTAGATGATACTCTGCCAATCCTGCTGGTGGTGGCAGGATATAGAATTCTTAATTGACCAGAAAGGGCGACAAGTTTTTTATTTTTCGTAAGACCATCTCTAAATTTCAAATTAAAAATTTTCCTTTCAAATGTCCCTTGATCTTCTAATGGTGTAAAATAGTCTACGATATCTTCTATATTATCAACTGTCTGAATAATAGGAAACTGTTGAATAATATCATCATACAGTGTCATTGCTGGATCATTAGAAATGTTAGATATAATACTAAGAATGGTGTTACTTTGAGCTAGTAACTCAGTATCGCTAGGACGAGGCTGTAATTGGGAAATGTTCAAATACTCATTAAATGTATTAATAAATATTTGAAGATTTCCCAATAAACCAGCTTCTGTAATAGTATTAGCTTTAGAGAATAAACTATATATACTAATGATTTTAGATAACAATTCAAATTTTGATAAATATCCAATATATAGATTATTATCTGTTATCGGTATTTGCATAAAAATTTGGTAGAATTGATCACATAGGGTTCCAAGAGAGGGAAATACTTTTTCTAAAAAACTAGTAATTTTTGTTAAATCTGGTATAATATTCTCTCTAAAATTTTTAATAATATTATTATTAGCAATTAATGTGAACTTTTTTCGTTGTCCTTCATCAACAGAAAAAATATCAGAGCGATACAATGTAGTTCTTCCACCTCCTGACCATTGTAATATAGTAGGTATTCCACATAACCTTGAAATAAGTGCAGCCAGTTCATCACCCGATGCAAAAGTAAACATTTTATCATTTTTTCCACTTCGTAAAATAGAATAAAGTACTTCGTGAATTTGATTGTAGTCTCCTTCTCTTTTATAATCTGCCATAAGACCATATAACTGTGGTATTTTAGGTAAAATACTCATACGATCTATTGAATTTGTAGCTATGTTAAAAAAGATATTTAAAATTCTTGCATCTGAAATAGGAATAGCAGTGCGTGTTGGTAACTTCTTAAGACTGTTTAATTGAGTTTGTATTTGAGTAATTAGATTTGTACCCTGTTTTAAATTTGTTATCGTATTCAAAATAGAAAATATTTGTCCAATGTATGATACACCAGCTCCAGATACACCACATGCACTATAATAATCATTATCATTGCTTTTACTTTTTTTATCTATTTGACCAAAATACCATCGGGCCATTTTCTGTGGATAAGCATTAACATAGGCAGTTATAATGTCAATATATGTATTATATGTTTGATCTCTTTCTCCAGTGCGAATATAATTAATAGCCTGATTAAGACCATTCCCTGGCGTCGCTCCTTCTAATGACAAACTGTCTCTTTGCGCTTGCTCATCATTTAAAAAAATAATAAAAGAGAAACATGCAGTACCATCTTGACCGAATGTTTGACCAGGATTGATCATATAACCAGTAACTAAATTATTTGATGTAAAGTAATTTGAAAACATAGGATGAAATTTGGGGTCATTGGCCGAGGGATCTTTTGATAGATCAGAAAAATAAACTGGTATAGTAGGATCTAATAAACCAACAGATGTATTTGCTGAGTCCATAACAGATGCTGTAGAAAGAAGTGGTGTAATACCTGATCCTGTAACAGAAGATATTTCCTTCAAATGAAATTGTCCTCCGTCAAATAATATTTTCATAGAATCAGATGAAAGTGTGGATAAATCATAATTATATGTTCCTTTGTTATAATTACCATACATATACCATTTTATAAAAGTAGCAATTTTAAGATTAACATCGGATTCTTGAGGAGAACCCCTACGACTACAATATTCAGATATCCAGTTATTATAAGTAACTGATGAATCAGTTATATCTGGAAGTAAAATTAAAGAACCATAACTACCAATAATGTTTTTTTCAAAAAAATCTGGGTTGTTGAATGTAATGAATTTACCTTTATCCTTAACAATAGTAAAATTATTAAACAAATCTTCATATGTTACTGTAATATTAGCAGGTTGTAAACCCTCTCTAATTTCAAAAGTTTTTGCGACTCTATTTTCAAATGTTCCTCCTGATGTTTGAAGATACCCTTGACCATTCATGATATTTTTATAATAAGCTATATTATCAACATCGTTATTTAGGTTAGCAGAGTTATTAGTCATTAGATAATTTGCAATAGTATTTTTAAATTGAGTAGAATTATATCCAGCCCTGTCTTTTGCTAAATCATGCCATGTATCATCTACTGATAGTGTTTCTAAAAGAGTATAATTAGGTTTAGGCTGTAAAGTAGCATTAAATAAGGGTGGGTCTAAAATAGGATTATAATTACGAATCATATTATCGGTGATAGAAGGCATTATATAATAATAAGATAACATAAAAATGTTGAAATATTTATATAATATTTATAATATCAATAAAATTTTTTTTAGTTTTATTATTTTTTATTTTTTTTTTTTTATGTTGTTTAGTCATCTTAACATTTTTATTTTTAAGTTTTTTATTATTTTTATTATTTTTATTATTTTTTTCAAGTTGTTTTTGTTCTTTATCCATTTTTTCTTCAAATGGGACATATCGTAAGAACCATGATTCATATTCTTTTGAGTTTCGGTTATTTTTAAGTTCTTTGTATTTAGATGCCTTTTCTTCTCTCATGTCTTCTAATGTATGTTGTGTACCATAACAATTAATACTAAATCTTTTAAGTAAACCTTTTTGTTCTAATCTATTTTTTTGTTGTACATTAAATAAATATTGAGCCATACATAGTATTCTATTTTCATCATAATACTCCCTATCACTATAATAAAATGCAAAATAGAAACTTAACATGGTATCAATAGTAGCAACACGAATAGTTTTATTACCTTTTTTAATTGTATTATAACTATGACAAGCTAACGGTTCATAAATAAATGCAACTGTTTCATCAATATTATTAATTTTAACACGAATAGAATAATGAGGTGCAATTAATTCACCAATACCATTATGTTTAATAATTTTAATTCCTTTATAATCAAAATCTTCAAGTCTTTCTTTGAGAATAACTGCAGCTTGTTCAGGTTGTTCTGATAGGACATCAAAATCAGGAGTTCTAGTAAATAATTTTTTGACTTTTGAAGGCATATATGATGAATATAAATAACTAGCATAACCTCCAAAAAAAACTAATCCTTGATCAATAAATGCATCTCTAACAACATAATATAATTGTTTACTTGATTTTTCTTGTTGTGGAGTAAGTTGTTTTTCAAAATGTCTTTGAAATAAGGAAGGATCACATTGTTTTCCTCTGAGAGGATAATTTTTATTAAGTAATATAAGTCGTTTAAGAACCTTTTCCCATCTACTAATGTCTCCAGCAGGTCGTGATAGTTCTAAATACATATTCATTCGTAAGAAGTTGGGAGGGCAGTACAAAATACCATAGACTCTAATACCTCCTTTTTGAATTTTTTTAAATAATTGTTTTTCCAAAATTGTAATGTCTGCAACAGGTATGAAATTAACATAAACTTTATATGTACCGTGATGAACACCAGATTTTGCCTCAACTTCTTGAAAACCATGATCGTAATAAATATCTGCTAATTCTTTAGCATCTTCTAAAGCATTAGGTGAATAAAAGTCATAATCGGGTATTTCTATATCTTTATCATAAAATTGATCTTCTATAGGAAGAATATTATTAATGGCGGTTCCACCATAACAAACCAATTTTTTTTTCTTGAGAAAATCTTCTAAAATTTCTATAATTTTTTTAACATCAGGGTCTTGTGTTATTTTATTACCCTTTCTTTTTTCCGCAACATCAATAGCATCTCGTAATATAGAAATTTCTTTTTCTTCCATAGTTAATTTTGGATTACAAGTAGACATTATATATAATAAATATAGAAAAGTATTATATAAAATTAAACACTAATAGAATAATAATCAGTTGATACAGTTCTTGTGGTATATGAGTTTTCAGGTTTTTGAGGTGTGGGTTCAGGTATAGTAACAGGGATATATCTAAGATATTCAGGTTTTAACGCAAATGAAGAACCAATTTCATCAAAAAATAGATCATAATATTCCATATTAGTATCAAAATTTTGAAACGACATACCGACCCATTGACATCCATATTTAAATGCTAAAGCAGAAGAAATATTTGCATCAAAGGCACTAAGATCAGGAATACATAGAGTCATACACTTTTTATTATATTCAATAAGTTCATTAGAATCGGGGGTAAATTTAACATCATAATATCGTGAACACCTTAAGAAAATAGAATTAGATGCCATATTAACATATTCTTTTAGTTTTGTGTCTTCAAAAATAGGATTTACTTTATCAATACAAATAATAATTTTTCCAATAAATTCTTTTAAAGGAACCGCTCCTAAATTATGTCCATAATATTCATTTCCATAAATTTTATCTAATAATTTGTCTTCAATATTGTTATATATTTGATCAGCCATATTATCATACATAGCTTTATTATTACTTTGAATTCTAAAATGTAAGATTAAAGGGTCATTTGGATTGGGACATGTACCTCCTGTGAAAGCAGTATTATTAATAATTTTTAAAGCATCGGATAAATTAATAGAGTTATATGTTTCTTTAACATGATAATTATTAGTAGCTGATGTAGCGATAACAGGATTATCATTAATAGAATAGATTTCAAAATCCAATACTCTTGCTCCTTGTTGAATACATTTTTTCAAAGCACATGTATTAACATAATCATTTTTAAATTGTCCGGAAGAACAACAATTATAAGCGGTTTTGACATAATAATCTCTCAATAAAAATTCATATGACGCGTCATTAGGATTAAAAGATGAAATAGTGGGAAATGATGTGTATATTTTGCTAAGATTGTTACAATTAGCATCATTTAATCTAATTTTTTGAACAACATAAGAGGATAATCCAAGAATTAATAAAGCAACTATAAAATAAGAAGCGTATTTAATAATTTTAGCTTTATTTTTTTCCAAATTTAATTTTGAAAACATTTTTGTAGCTTCTTCCATAATACTTATAATATGATATGAAAAAATATTTAATCAAAAACATTTATTTATTCCACTAAACTAACTTATTAATTAATATTAATATACCTTTAATAACAATTAAAAAGTAAATAATATTGTAATCTAAATATATATAACATGCCAGGTGGATTATTAAATATTGTGGCTTTTGGAAATCAGAATGTATATTTAAATGGAAACCCATCAAAAACTTTTTTTAAAACTGCTTATAAAAAATATACTAATTTTGGGCTCCAAAAATTTAGAATTGATTTTGAAGGATTGCGGAATTTAAGAATGAGTGAACCGTCAAAATTTACGTTTAGAGTTAAACGATATGCTGAATTATTAATGGATACTTATTTAGTAGTTAATTTACCTACTATATGGAGTCCAATTTATCCTCCATTTGAATGCGGTGATAATTGGGCTCCATATGAATTTAAATGGATTGAGAATTTAGGTGCACAAATGATTTCGGAAATAGAAATAAATGTCGGAGGATCAACATTAAATAGATATTCGGGAGAATATATTTTAAGTATGATAGATAGAGATTATTCAGCTGAAAAAAAATTATTATTTGATAAAATGACTGGAAATGTTCCAGAATTAAATGATCCGGCAAATGCTTATGGTAATGTAAATGTATATCCTAATGCATATTATACAGCGAATCCTGTTGGACCAGAACCTAGTATTAGAGGAAGAAAAGTGTATATACCAATTAATTCATGGTTTTCATTGGCATCTAAAATGGCGTTTCCATTAGTGGCATTACAATATAATGAATTGGAAATTAATATAACATTAAGACCAGTACAAGAGTTGATACAAATAAGAGATGTTAATGATCAATATAATAATTATCCATATATTCAACCAAATTTTAATATTGCACAACAACAATTTTATAGATTTCTTCAACCTCCGCCAGATATTTCATTAAATTATTTAGATCAACGCACTAGTTGGAATGCTGATGTGCATTTAATTAGTACATATGCATTTTTAAGTGAAGAAGAATCAAAGGTATTTGCGTCAAGAGAACAAAGGTATTTATTTAAAGCAATATATGAATGGAATTATTTTAATGTAACTGGTTCACAACGAGTAAAACTAGATAGTACAATGGGAATGGTTGCTTCATGGATGTACTACTTTAGACGTAGTGATATTAATTTAAGAAATGAGTGGAGTAATTATACAAACTGGGCATATAATAACATTATTCCACAACCCGTTAGTTTTGCTAACTCTAATGGAGATTGGACAGTTTGTGGTCAAACAGATTTAGGCCCAAATACTAATCCTGTTAATAATACTGTTAACGGTATATTTATAACAGGGGATTATTTTGTAGGTAATCAAAGAAACATATTATTGTCTATGGGTATTTTATTAGATGGTAAATATAGAGAAAATACATTGGATGAAGGAGTTTATAATTATGTAGAGAAATATGTTAGAACATCTGGAAATGCTAAAGATGGATTATATTGCTATAATTTTGAATTATATACAGATCCATTTGACTATCAACCTTCAGGAGCTATTAACATGAGTAAATTTAAAGAAATTCAATATGAATTTCAAACATATGTTCCTCCTCTGGACCCTTCTGCAAGTTTTTATAATATTTGTGATCCTGATGGAATAGTTATTGGCGTAAATAAACCAACATGGATGATATATGATTATAATTATAATTTAACCATACACGAAGAGAGATATAATATTATTACATTTATAGGTGGAAATTGTGGATTAATGTATGCGCGATAATTATTTAATATAAATATTCTATTAAATAATTTAAGAAAATAGTAATAATAATAGTTAATGGAGTTTTATTCTTTTTTAAATGTATTACCCCTATCTAAAGTAAAATCTGTTACATTTAATAACATATGTAGTGTTGTATTAATACCACATAGATCAGAATATATTAATATTAAAAAAAATTTATGGTATAGTCAAGAAGATTACGATACATTTATTAAAGAACATAGGTATTACATCAAATAATAATTTAGATTAAGTTAATCTAGGATTACCTGTTCCACTTATACCAGCTTTTCTCTCATGATTATGTGGATTATGTTGCTCCCTCTTATTTGAAACACTACTAACAGGTTGTCTTGTGTTTTCTGGTTCACAATATTTACAATTTAATCCTTTATAAGGATCTGCTGTCCATGCAGTATTGGCTGACCAAACACCACAATCTGAAAACATACCTGTAGCGGTTCGTCTACAGGGGTATTTTACTGTAAATTTATAATTATTTGGATATTCAAACTGTGTTGTTGGTAATATATAATTACCACTTTCGTCATTGGGAAAATCTCCACAACTGTCATCTAAAACTTGTTTTGCTAATGTATTTGGATTATCTACTTCTAAATTATTCATTTCTTTAGATGTATAACCGTTACTTACAGATAACATTTGGGTTTGATTATACCATTTATTATACACTGATCCAATAGAAGTTGATCCAGGAGGCTGTAAGATTTGATTTACTTCCAAAGGAGTAAAAGATTCTTTAAAAGGCATCCATAAATCTTTTTGAAAATTATATTGTTTAAAACATAATAACAAAAATACTAAAATACCAATAAATATAAATATAGTTTCACTCATATAAAATATATTTATATTTTATGTTTTTTAAACAAAAAAAGAATTGACTTGTTGAGATACTCTTACAAATGTTGTACATTTTGCCATTTGTTTAATATTATGTGCGTTTATGTATGTACATGTACTTCTTAACCCCCCTAAATAATCTAATACAGTGTTATTTAAGTCACCCTTATATGGTATTTTTAATACTCTACCTTCAGAAGCTCTATATTTTTCCATTTTCCCGTAATGAGTATTTTGTGCTTTATCTGAACTCATTCCATAAAACATTTGAAAGAATTTTCCATTTTCTTCTATTATTTCTCCTGGATTTTGATCATGACCAGCAAATTGTCCTCCTACCATAACAAAATCAGCACCTCCACCAAAAGCTTTTGCCATATCTCCTGGACAAGTTATACCTCCATCTGAAATAATATGACCACCAACACCATGTGCTGCATCTGAACACTCAATTACTGCTGATAATTGAGGCATTCCTACACCAGTTTTTATTCTAGTTGTACATGCTGATCCAGGACCTATACCTATTTTTACAATATCAACTCCTCCTGTTAAAATTAAGTCTTCAACCATCTCTCTAGTTACTACATTTCCAGCTACAATAGTTTTATCAGGATATTTATCTCTTACTTTTTTACAAAAGGTAACTAAATTAGAAATATAACCATTTGCGATATCTATACATATCCAATTTACTGGTATAGAATCACAAATAGAAGTTAATCTATCATAATCTTTATCTGAAATACCCGTTGAAACCATAAAATAAGTAGGATCAAATGTTTCTGTTTTTGAAAATGTAATATAATCTTCTTTTGAATAAAATTTATGTAATGTTGTAATCATTTTATAATCATAAAGAGTTTTATAAATCTCAAATGTACCAGTAGTATCCATATTTGCTGCAAGTATTGGTATACCATTCCATACTAATGGAGAATGTTTAAATTTAAATGATCTTTTCAGTGTTACTTCAGATCTACTATTAATTGTAGATCTTTTAGGGCGAATTAATACATGATTAAAGTCAAGTTTTTCACCAGATTCTATTTTATTCATTTTAATTATATTAATTAAATATCTTTATATAATTAAAATAATAATTAAAATAATAATTAAAATAATAATTAAAATAATAATTAAAATAATAATTAAATAATAATTATTTTTTAGATTTATTACTTTTAGATTTATTACTTTTAGATTTATTACTTTTAGATTTATTACTTTTAGATTTATTACTTTTAGATTTAGATTTTTTATTAGACATCTTTTTAGTTTTTTTTTTAGATACTAATTTAGATTGATATGTTGATTTACAATGATGATATAATTTATTTTTTGTAATAAATTCAATTGTAGCAGGAGTTGTAAATTTTTCTAGATTTTCCATAGATGAATAAAATACATCTAATTCTTCTCTAACTCTATTACCTGCCATTGCTTTATAATTTTCAGGAACAATATGTTTTGGAAGAATATCAATTCTCTTCATTATTAGTGACTTTAATTCATCAAACTTTTTAGAATTTTCACTAAAAGTAATAAAACTATCAATATCTTGTTTAGTTATTTTATTTTTTTTAAAATAAGATAATATTTCTTTTGGATAATTATTATTTGCTTGTCTTAATAATTCAGGCAAATCTATACTCTTGTAAATATATGTTTCATTATCATCACCTATTATCTCAGAAGAAAATATATCATAACATAGATATTTTACTAGATATAGTGTTTGTAAACCATTACCTCTATTTCCTTTAACCGTTTGAACAATATTATCTATACTAACAGATAAAAATAGATTTTGTAATTGTTTTTTTGTAAAATGAGTTGTTAAAGTATTTATAGTTGAAGAAGGAGCTTTGTCTTTTTTACCCCATTTAATTTCCCAATCATCTACTATAAATTTTATCTTATCAGATACTTTCATTGAAGAATTAATATATTTTACTAAATTATTTAACATAATAAGTCTTTCTTCTTCTGAAACGCATCTTACCCATGGTTTATTATAATATTTATTAGTTGGAAGAAAATGATACCTAATTTGTTTTGACGGATTCTTAGATAAGATATAGTTGCTTATATTATATGCTAATTTTCCTACAGCCTTGGTAGGTGGGGAAAATACTCCACCATCTAATATATAAATTGTATTGGATGACATAAACTTATATTATAATAATATAATTATTATAATTATATTTTTAATATATATATATGAGTGATACAGAACCAGAAGAAAATACAAATATTGGATCCGAAGATAATAATTGGGGGGGATTTTTTAAAGGTGTATTAAAAGCTATAATTACAGTTATTATCCTGGCTATTTTGGGAGGTAATTATGTATATCTAACCAGAATCAATTTAGACATTTTTTTCCCTACAGATGTAGATGAACGACCATATACAGATAAAAATAAAGTAGGAGGTAAAAAATTACCTCCATTATGTCCTACAAAGGAAAAATATATGGAAATGGTTAAAATGTCTGGAGGAAAAAAAATGAAAGGTGGAAATGCAGGTGGAGAATGTGGTTCTTCTATAAATATGTGTGATAGTAAGATTTTACAAAATAAATATTTTGAAGGAATGTTTGATTATGGTTTTCCGTATACTTTAACTTCTAAAGAAGAAACATTTGGTGGAATAATAACCTCATGGTTTTCAAATAAGGTAAAATATTCTAATATATGGCTTAGATCTCTTGTAAAATCTATCATTTCATTTTCAGCATCTTTTTGTGCTTTAACTCCTGATAGTGCAAAGGATATAGTTCCTTTTATATTAGGTCCATTCATAATGAGCATTTTATTATTTATATCATGTTTTTGGTATTTTCCATCATTTGTAAGTTTATGGTGGAATGAAGATTCTGATTGGGGTAGGATATTTTCATTTGTGGGATTATTCTTTGGATGGACATGGTTTACACCATTCGCAATATCATTTGTACAAATGTTTGGATTACTGTTTAAGTTAATATTAATTCCATTAATGATGAATCCTGGAAAAATTTTAGAAATTGTAAGTCAGGACTTTAATGCATGGTTTTTAAAATTTATCTTTTTCTTAATGACTATTTTAGCAGCATTTAAAAATTTAAATATAATAGTAGCAGTTGTAATGACCATAGTATTTTTACCAAATCTAATTCCTCCTGGAATAAATATTACGAAAAAATCTGAATGAATATAAATAGATTTATTTTTAAAATATAAATAGATTTATTTTTAAAATATAAATAGATTTTTCTATTATATTTTAAAATGGGAAGGAATAATAAAAAATCCAAGGCCAAAAATAATAATACTAATAAACAGACAATTACACAGAATGT